CTCTTCGTAAATCCTACCCCGTTGGCGGCGGCAACGCCCACACCCGCAAGGTTCCCCTGGGGGGACTCGTCCGGAATGGTGGCGCTCTGTTGCGCAATCGGGTTAATGTGGATCGGGATACTCGTTCCGCCCAAATATTCGCTTCTCTGTAGGCGGGCGTCGGGGCTGGTCACCCCGAAATGGGTCTTGACCAACTCGATATACCGCGTCCCGCCTCGTGCATCCTTCTCCAACATCCGTTGAATCGCAACGGCCTGGCGGAGGTCATTAATGGTCCCGCCGCCTGTGCCCACGACAAGGCCCGTCGGGTCCCTCCAGAGGAGGGTACTGCTGTCGGTCCCGCTGGGGAACAGATTCGGGGTGTTGGAGGCGTTCACGGACTTCAGCAGGTAAGACTGCCCGTCGGCACCCTTCAAGTTGAGTGGGGAGGCGGCACTCGGGGGCATAATGGGTGTGCCGCCAATCGGAATATCCACGCCGGGGCCCTTCTGGGGCCACGGCAAACAACTCGTAAAATAATCGTGGCGCTTCCCGCGAGGGAGCAAGGCCACGTTATCGGCCGGGTTATCCGGCCCATCGTCCTTCGGCACGACCAAACTATTCTGCAGGTTTTGGTCGCGGAACCATTGGTTCCAAATCAACTTCACGGCCCGGAACGGCAACGCACTGGGTTGCGGTTGTCCAACCGGCCAGGCCTCCGTCGGGAGGCCAAAATAATCGGCCAGCGTCCCCGCGCCCCATCCTGTACCTGGGGGAAAACTCGGCACGATATAATCCGTGCTGTCCCCCGGGTCGTCCTGCTCCCCGCAAAACTTGACCCAATTATCCCACACCAACCTATTCGGCACCGCAAAAAAATGGACGTCCAAATACATATTGTCCATAATCGGCACGATCGGCGTCGCCAGTCGTGCAAAAATACTCGCCTTCAAATTAAAAGTGTCCCCCGGCAATGCCTCGTCAACAAAAATCGGAATCAGCTTGCCACTATCAAAAGTGGTCTTGTATCCGTGATTCCTCTGAAACGTACTCCGGGGAATATCAACGCGCGGTGGCTGGTAAAGCTGGGTCATACTCTATCCCCTCAAAAGTAGTGAGCGAATTCTCGCTGTCCATGTAATAATATCTGAAACACTACGTCCCTCTGTCATACAAATTGCCTCAATCTCTTCTAGACACAAATCAATATCTCTTGCTGTCGTCTTCTTCACTGTATTATGCCCCCATCTGATGGTCATAAACATACCTCATAAAATCCACCTTCGACTTAGGTTATCGTCGGCTAATTCTCTATACTCTAAAAATCTAATCTAAAAATCTACACACTAAACTTATATACTTCCAATCTCTGCTAATAACGTCCTACAGACTCTCCATCAAAACCATGTGTCAAACACTCCATCAAATACTATCCTAACTCTAATGGCATTAGGCCCCTTTGGGCTAGGCCCCCCTAGGGGGCCTCTTTCTTCGGGGTCCCCTGTCGAGGGGACCCCTTCCCGCACAGTACGTCTCTTGTCTACTACTGTGCGGACTGGTGAGTGAAATCTTTCACAAACTCACCTTCTCCGCTTCTTCCTTCTTCTCTTCTCCATCCTTCCCGGCCCCTGGGCCGGTAGTGGGGGCCACCAAAAGCCCCCACTTCGTAGCTTGCTCGGTGTTGGCGGGATCGTCCAACCACCTGAGAAGCTCTGTCGGGCTATTGTTAAACATCGCCCGCAACATACTCGGTAGCTGTTCAAACGCCGTTTTGCTAGCTACCAAAATCTCTTGCGCTTCAATGAGGTCCGTGGGTGCCATCGTAACGTCTCCCCAAAAAGGGGTGCGTTTATTTACGTTCACAATCATGCCCGTTTTCTGATAACGGGCCATAATCGTATTAATATCGGACTCTCGCGCAAAACTCTGGTCCGCTCCCGGCTCCGTGCACTCCTTCGCATAGACTCGCCCGCCATAATTCCAGCGGGTCCGGACTCTCACCTGTCCTCCAGGGCTTGCGCTCCGGTGCACAGACTAAAGGGCGTGACCAATCCATCTTGACCGATAGCACCGGTGCTATCGTCAAAGTCTCCAACCTTAAACAACTCGTAATCGCGAGGGTGCTTAGCAAGAGGGCTACTCGGGTCACGCAAGACGTCTCCAAAGGCTCGTACCCCCAGCCCGATACTGGGCATGAAAAATGGCGGCATAAATGCAAGTGCCTTCGTGTCATAGATACTAAAGCCGAGCAATTTCATCGTCGTATCTCCGTACTGCCCGTTCATAGCGGGCCTGTGCGCAAGCCGCCAGGGCTACCGCTCGACTCCCCCGGGCATCAGGGTGGTCTTTCATTCGTTCCAATCTCGCGTGTTTCACGCGTTTCTGCAAGCCCTCTTTCTGGGCGTCTAGATAAAACCTGGGAACAGCCACCTTACTGCCCCCCTGCACCACGACAAAATCTCGTGGAAATACGTCCCTCGCATACTTATCAATCCATCCTTTTCCAATTCCCGGCCTCCGCGACATGATCGCAAACTCAGGCCGTTTATCTCCGTAAAACTCTGCGGCCATGGGGCCGCTTAACTTCTTCACGCAATACTTACTAACATATCCGGCCGATTTCGGCGTTAGATCGCCTGTGGTGGCAAAGCCTTGCCCCCAGAGGCCGGTCAATTCGTCGCTAATATACTGCACGTCCTGCGTCTCAAGGCTCCCGCTCCAATGTATCTTGTCTCGAAAATCATAGCCAAAAATCAAGGCGTGATAATGGGGCCTGTCTCGTAGGCTCCCATACTCCCCCACCCCAAAATAGCGAAAACTCAAACCTCGATTCCGGAGGGAATCGCGCATCCGTCTGAAAAAATCCTGCAGGTCCTGCTTCACCAGGGTGGGGGGCGCCTTCTCGTACGTCAACGTCAAAAAAGCATTGTCATCATAGAGGCTCGCCTCGTGTGTGCATCGCAACGCCCATTGGCGTGAACGCACGATCTTACAGCCAATGCATTGCCCGCAGGGCACCTCGATAGGCTGGTCGATGTACCCTTCGCGCATCGTGAAGGTAATGCCGCGCTTACCACTCTTTTCTCGAGCTTGGGCGCGCCACCCCTGTAAAGGCGCATAGCACGGCATCTACAACCGGATCCCACCGCGCATGGCTCCGCCTGGGATATTCTTCTTGTGCACCTTGCTGGCGGTGCGGCCAAACTTGCCGTTCCGCTCTCCTGTGGACTCTTTCCGGCGCTTCATAACTCCTCCTAAGGGTTCTGGTAAACACGACCACTCCGGCGAAACATCTGGTTCTCCTTGGCGCCCTGCTTCGGGGTCGGCAGGTAATCGGCCACGGTACGGGCCGTTCGGTTGAATTCGTCCATGGCAATCCCCACCGCGCTATTTTTATAACGCGCGCTGGGAAGCTGTGCTCGGTCCAATGCCGCGCTGGCATTGTTCGCCGCGCTCGACGCCTCAAGGCTACGCTTCCGGGCGTCATTCAACCCCATATCCGCGTAAATCTGCGCCCGCTGAGCGTCCGTCAGCAGCCCTTGCTTTGCCATATTCTCAACGAGCGTCTGCAGCCGCGCGCGCTCCACTTCGTTCGCCATCTGCGCGCTCCACGCTTTCGCGCCTTCGGTCCCAATCTGCGTATGGACCAGGGCCGCGTCCTGCACGGCCTTCCGTGCCAATTCTTCGTTCAAACTGGTGGCGCTGTGAATCTGCTTCAACTGCGCCCCCATCATGGCCGCTTCGGCTACTTTGCCTCCGGCCTTTTGGATCCCTTCGCCTTCTTGGCCCGCTTGGGCCATTGGGCTGCCCATCCCCTGGCTGAGACTGCCGCCCATCGCTAAAGCCATTGGGTTAATCCCGGCTTTCCGCATATCGGCTACGGTGTCTTGGTACTGCGTCTGACGCATCGCCCGGCTCCACTTCTGGGCCTGCTTCTGCATCTTCATATTCGAGTCGGCGCTGTTTTTCCCGCCGAGCCAACTGGCAATCGCCCCAATCCCGGCGCCAATAAGCGCGCCGGGGGGGCCAAAGAAACTACCTCCTGCAGCGCCTGTCGCCGCGCCTTCGGCTACGCTTGGCATTAGAAGTGGTCCATCATGCCAGGGACACTATAGAGCGGCATGGGCCGCGCGCACTTCAGGTCAAAATAACTGTCCAGCAAAAACTCCGGTTCATCCTTGATGGCGACTACCCGCTCAATGGGCGGGTTCTCTTCAATAAACGTCGCTCCGAGCGTGGGCGGATTACTGCCGTAATCCTGGGCCAAATGCCAATAGTCCAGCGTCTGAGGGTGGTTACTGCGAAACAACCCCGTGACCTGGCTCGGCTTATACCGGTACTCGGCCCACCGCTCTTGATATCCGAACACGCCGGTGGGGTTCACATTCCCACCATAAATCTCGTAATTCAAGACGGCCTGTTCACCCAAATGGGCAAGGCTCGGCCAATAAAACTCGTGCTTCGTCTTGCGCGCCCACATCTTGTTCATATTCTGCTGATAGGTCATATCGGCGCGCACCGAAATAAACCCAATCAAAATACTGTGCTCAACAAAACTCTTCGTAAATCCTACCCCGTTGGCGGCGGCAACGCCCACACCCGCAAGGTTCCCCTGGGGGGACTCGTCCGGAATGGTGGCGCTCTGTTGCGCAATCGGGTTAATGTGGATCGGGATAC